CAAACGACAGGCTCGGAAAGCTCGTCGAAGGAAGATGCGCAAGTGATCCGTATCCGCACCGAGACCCATACGATCCCCGAAGAGACCTACACTGAGACATTCTACGGGTGTCCTCAATGTAACTTTGAGGCTAGCTCCACTGAAGATGTACAGGTCCATTACGGCAAGACTCATGCCGTCAAAGACATTAAGACGGTCGGAAATACCGAATGCTATCTCATTGAGAGCGAATACGATTTTGAGGCCTGGTGGAACGCTAGAGATGTGATCGACATCCAGAAGCCCTCTGAGTTCAAAGGTCCAGGATGGTATTACGTCGAATGTAAGTTGGAGCGTTGTCCACGGAATTGTTGTAATGACCTTGCATCCCGAGCTAGGCCGATCTCTGACCTACTTTCTGAACTGGAAGATAGCGCTGCCAAGCTGATAGCTGAATCCCTCAAACTTACACGGTTGCAGGCTATGGCAATGTCTGGTAAACTGCTCCCAAAAAAGCTAGATTACTTTTTGGAGACTACCACATGACCGTCTGGGCCACATCCGACCTGCACCTACAGCACGTCAACATACTGCGTTATAGCCGACGAAGCTTCATAACCGGCAAGGACCCCAAAACTGGGTTGCCTACCCCTACGCCTGATGACGTTGAGCGTATGACGCGGGAGGTCATCACCCGTTACAACGCTAGGGTTCAACCAGGAGATCTGGTCTACATCCTAGGTGACCTGGCTATGGGCCAAAAGGACAAGCATCCTGAACTGCTCCGTCAGCTCAATGGTACTAAGATCCTGGTCTACGGCAACCACGATGAACGCTTCATCAAGGACCCTACGACCAAGAAGAGCAGGCCCGAGACCCTGGATGAAATCAGGGCTCGTTACCTCGGTATGGGCTTTTCCGAGGTCTACGACCACCTCATGGTGACCCACCCAGATTACGGGTTGATCTACATGAGGCATATCCCGGACCCTAACTTCACTGGGAACTTACATTTTTGTGGCCATGTACACGAAGACTTCGACCGTATCGGCAACATCATCAACGTTGGAGTGGACGTTCGTGATTTGGAGCCGAAGACCTTCAAGGAGCTGGTGGAGGCCCCCTTCAAGGGCTACTTGACAGACAAGCCACACCGGCCTATGGAAGATTACGCAAAGGACAAGAACTGATGCGTAAGGTCACAGTCATGAGGGGCATTCCCGGTAGCGGGAAGAGTACCCAAGTCAGAAAGATCATCCAGGCTCCCCGTCCATTCGGATCGAGCCTGGGTGTTTGCTCGGCCGATTACTTCTTTGTTGGCCCGGATGGTGTCTACCGGTTCGATGCTTCCAAACTCGGAGAGGCCCATAAGAGCTGTCTCAAACGATTCTTGGAGTTTACCAACTCCAACTTTAACCACATCGTGGTGGACAATACCAACATCAATCCTATGGATGCTGTACCCTACGTTGCAGTTGCTGAGGCCTTGGGCTATGATGTGGAAATTGTACAGGTCGATTGCGATCCTGTCGTAGCTGCATCCCGGAATGTTCATGGAGTCCCGGCAGCCAAGATTAAGGAAATGGCTGATAGGCTCCAGAAAATCAAACCCCCAAAACACTGGAAAATCACGCATGTCAACCCCCAAAATCCCCCAAGCACCGTATAACTTCTACGGAGATGTAACCGTAGTGGTTCGCAGGCGTCTGAGGGTATCGGCCACTTTTGAGAATGGCCCTCCTGAAATCGAAGAGATGCTCGAAGTCCTCCAAAATGGGGATTACGATGACATCTATGATGAAGAAGACCTCGAGATTATGACCGTCGAAAGCATTGATAACGATGCTGAAGAAGACGACTCCAAGGAGGATGACAGTGAAGAGTGAAGGAATGGGCACCTTGGCGGCCCACCTAAGGGTTGAGACCAACAAGCGGCAGGAAGCTATTCGTACCACCGATACACGTGGTTTCGATCCAAGCTTCTTTCACGAGGCCAGAGCGTTCATTGCAGGTTTGAACTTCGCCCTAAAGAAGCTCGAAGAGATTCAAGGACATTAACACCTTGGAGGTAAAAAGAAAAATGGAAGTAAAAGTAACACCGAAAGGCAACCTATACACTGTAAAAGATGGTGTAGTCACAATGGAACTAACTCAAGGTATGCAATGTACCTTTGATGAGAGGGATCTACCTCTCGTTGAGAACCATAAGTGGCATTATCATTTGAATGGCAAGCGAAAATATGGCTACGCTGAGACGGCCTGGCCTGGCAATGAGGGTACCAAAAAGATTGTTAAGATGCATCGATTGATCGTCTCCGAGCATCTTGGCAAGCACCTCAGTCATGCCGTCTTAGACGACATTGACCATAAGGATCATAATACCCTTAACAACTGTTATGGGAATATCTGGGAAGCAGGTAAGAAGGGGAACGCTAAGAATCGGAATCCAAAAAAATCTAGAAAGAGGTATTCATGATCTTCACACTCCTAGTCGCCTACCAGCTCAAACACTTTCTAGCCGATTACCCTCTCCAGGGTAAGTACATGCTGGGTAAGTTCCTTGATAAGGGCTGGGTAAAGCCCTTGGCTGCTCACGTAGCAGTCCATGGGGCTATGACGGCTGGTATAGCTTTCCTAGTCGGGAAACCTCACCTAGCTCTCCCGTTGGCCCTTCTGGATGCCTCCATTCATTTTGTTATGGACCGCATCAAGGCTGGGAGGAAGTACCTGGGACGTTTCAAGCCGCTCACTGCTACTCAATACCTAGGATATGAGCATCTTCTGAGTTTACCGGAGTATCATGGTACCAAAAACCCCGAAGGTCCAGATTTTACCAAGAAAGTCGAGGCTCGAAAAGCCATCCAAGGCAATACCTTCTTCTGGTGGTCCCTTGGGCTGGATCAAATGGTACATCACCTGACACATTACATTTGCATATATTTTCTGTTGGCTTGACATCACTCAAATCATCAGTCACCTTGTTGTTGGCAGTTCAATCCCAAAGGAGTACCAAACATGAGCAGTCGTCAGCCCCAAGCCAAAGTTTTAGACATCGAAGTCAAGCTGGCTTCCATTCAAGAGAAGGAAGCTATCTACCAGAAGCTTGCTGATACCATCAGCCAACAGGTCCCAGCCAACGAGCTGGTAAGCTTGATCGAATGGCTTGCCCGTTATCGGGATTCATTCGAGCAAGTTGTGTCCTTCAGCGAAGTCTTCGACGCCTTTCCCCAGGATGGCGCAGTTGCTCTTCGCAAGGCCTTGGCAGATAAGTTCGGCTTTGTTGAGTCGAAGTCCGTCCAGTCATTCTTCGGAGCACGTCCGCCCCATATGATGGGGATCAAGACTGGTCCGAACGAGTCAGTTCAAGTTCCCTGGGGTGAGTTCGCTCTTCCTGGGTATCAGAACCTGACCGTCACGACTGGCGTGAACACCACGAAGGAAGGTTTCGTGTTCGTTCTCGGTGGCACCTACAAGCGGAAGGATGCAGAAGTGGTCAAGGACCTGGTTGATAGGGTCCGTCACTACATCCGCGAGTACAGCATTTACCGTGGCAAGGCCATCAGCCTTGACTTCTCGGACGAATTCGATCCCGAGGAGTTTGCTGTAGAAGATGTGGCTCCAGAGTTCCTGGACCTCAGCCGGGTCAACCAAGAGGAGCTGGTTCTTCCTGAGACGGTGTACCGAATGGTTCAGGACAATCTCTTCACTCCTGTGGAGAAGACTGATCTGTGCCGTAAGTTCGGCATCCCTCTTCGTCGTGGAGTTCTCTTGGCAGGCACCTATGGCGTCGGCAAGACCCTCACCGCTCAAATTCAGGCATTGAAGGCCACCCGGAATGGATGGACCTTCATCTACCTGAAGAACGTTCGCCACCTGGCCAATACCCTCCGAGTAGCTCGGCAGTACTCTCCTGCCGTGGTATTCGCAGAGGATGTCGATTCCGTGATGCAAGGTGAGCAGCGCACGGACGAGATGAACGAGATCCTCAATACCGTGGATGGAATCGAGCTGAAGGGTAAGGAGGTCCTGGTGGTACTGACTACCAACCATGCCGACCGTATCAATCCAGCGATGGTTCGACCGGGCCGTATCGATGCTCTCATCGAGATGGTTCCTCCCGACTCCGTAGCTGCTCAGAAGCTGCTCAAGGTGTACGGGAAGGGTCTGATGAATCCAGATGCAGACTTCTCGAAGGTGGGTGCCATCCTTGCTGGCCAGCGTCCAGCAATGATTGCCGAGACGGTCCAGCGGTCCAAGCTGAGTGCCGTTACCCGTATGGCGGTCAATGAGACTGAGCTGGTCATCCTTCCCGAGGATCTCGAGGCAGCCGCCCTCGGCATGAGGGGTCATACCGCTCTTGTCGATGGTGAGTCCAAGGCCAAGGGGCTGAGCGCCGCCGAAGCTCTGGCCGAGAATGTCATTGCAGCTCTCGGACACGCCAAGAATCTCTCCAACGGTCACGCAAAGACCAACGCTTAGGATGGAACTAAGGGCGGCCCAATACACGGGCCGCCCTTTTAGTATCAAATGAAAACCAACCTCATTTTAAAGCTCGAAGAACACCACGAACCAAGCAAAGACGGAACCCCTGTATCAGATGTGATTTGGGTCAACGTTTTTGATGAAGCAAACGCCAAGACCTTCTGTGAGAACGTCCTTAAGGCATCGGCCAAAGACAAGCACCAGCCTGTAATCGTCTATATCGATTCCTATGGTGGAGCTGTGGATGCCTTGGCTGCTATGATTTCTGTTTTGGACTCAATCCCCAACCAAGTCATTACCGCTTGTACCGGCAAAGCAATGAGCTGTGGTGCGATTTTGCTTTCCCATGGAGATCTGCGCCTGGTAGCTCCACATGGACGAGTAATGATACACGAGGTTAGCTCAGCCGCCTGGGGTAATATCAATGACGTTAAGACGGATGCCAATGAGAGCATGCGATTGAATAAGTACTACATGGACCTACTGGCCAAAAACTGCGGTCTGGATAACGCCAAACAACTACCTTTCACCAACGAACGTCGGGATGTATACATGAGTGCGCAAGAAGCCCTCAAGTTTGGCATCGTTGACAAGATCGGTACCCCTAGGGTAGAAAAGGTTATTCGCTTCGACGTTCATCTGAACAAGTAGGACCTATGCGGTTTTTGACACTATCGTTACTGTTGGTCAGATGCGCCACAGTCCCACAGCCTGTCCCCATCACAGAGGAGAATGGGGTTAAAATCCGGTATGACCTCCAGGATTGTCTGAACAAGGACGATAGGGAATACTGCTTTGATCGGGCCGATAACGCTTGCCTCAATGCCGACCTCGAACCAGATTGCCATGGAGTAGACCGATGAAAATCCTCACACCACCAGATCCTTTCGAGCCCATTGAGCTGGACTGTCCGAGCTGTGGGGCCGAGTTAGAGGCCGACAAGATTGAAGACTTCTTCCGTGTCTCCGGTGGAGATATGCGTGAAAGTTGGGACTATGCAATTTGCAAATGTCCTTGCTGTAGTGCAAAAATAACAGTTGATAAAGACGAATTCCCAGAGTACATTTACAACAAACTGAAGGTAGGTTATACCGAAAATGAATGCCCATAATGGAATCCTGACCCGACTCAACACCAATGGCACGGTTGGCCCCAATCCTCCTCGGACTGAGAGCGTTGAGGGTTACTACGAAGAAGAGCCTTGTGTAGGACTTTCCTTCGTAATCATTGGCGAAGCCCTCGATCCCAAGTTCGATAGGCGCTACTTTGCCACCTCGATTATCCAGGCTGTACGAGAAACCCCGGATGGTTGGGAGTTCGACACCATGAACAGCAGCTACAAGCTGGTGAAGGTATTGAATGGCTGATTTCTGTAAACAATGTGCCGTGGGTCTCTGCGACTTCGATCTCGAGGGTGACCTAGAAGGATTGTGTAAGCCTGGAGAAACCATCCTAGTGATTTGCGAGGGCTGTGGTTTCATTCAGGTCGATCACATGGGTTATTGTATTAGCCCAGATTGTTCAGAACAACACGGCAAGCAGGAACATACCAATGGTTGATCATATCAAAAACGAAGTCTCCGGTGGTAAGACTGTCAAGTTTATTTACTACCGAGCCCAGGAGCTTTGGTACGAGACCGAATCTGGTTTCAAATTCCCTGTGCCCATCAGCGATATTGGGGAAGCTACGTTCCTGGCTCAGGATCGTGCGATCCTGTTTATGCGTTATATTCGAAAGTATGCAGAACAAATTCAAAAAGACTCCGGCGCAACGGAGAGTTGATGCTAAATGGCGAGCAAAAAACCTAGACAAGATCAGGGCTCAGTGTACATCGTATTACAATAATCACAGAGTTGAAATTTTGAAAAAGCAAACAGCCTGGTATAAGCTAAATCGTGATAAGGCAAGAGATTCAGTACTAAGGAGACTTTACGGGATCTCTTTAGAGGGGTTCAATAAAATCCTTAAAACTCAAGGTGGCGTTTGCGCCATATGTAAAGGACCTCCTACTAAAAAAGGATTTATGGTCGATCATGACCATAAGACAGGAAAGGTACGTGGCATTTTATGCCATCATTGTAATGCGGCGCTTGGAGCTTTACGGGATAGCCAAGTAATTGTAGCCTCCGCACTTGACTATCTAGCAAATTTTGAGGTACAGATAAACCAATCCAACAAGGAGGAAGCCGATGTGGTACGTGACCAAGTACGGACTGACTGAGGGTATCTGGGAGGTTCCAGAGGATGAGGCTACCTTGTCCGATGACAAGAAGTACCTCTACGTAGGAGAGATGGGGCACATGCCCATCCAAGTCCTCACAAGGGACTTCCACACCACACTCGAGGCCGCTCAAAAGCGAATTCAACAGCAGGTTGAAGCCAAGCTCCGCTCAATCGAGAAGGCCACAGCCAAGCTCAAGAGCTACAACCCCAAAGTCAAGCCCTGGACCTCAAGATGATTTCTGACGAAAACCTCGATACCATCAGCACCGGCATCGAGGACTTGATCCGTAAGAGCCTTCCCGATCTTACCAAAGATCGAAAGGACATTGCTTGGCTTTGGGACCGCACCCTATTCCTGACGACCCACGGGAGCCATGCTTACGGCACCAGTACTCCAACCTCGGACCATGACTACAAGGGCTTTGCTATCCCTCCTATGTCATACATGACGGGCTACGCCAAGCGTTTTGAACAGGCAGAGTTCCGGGGTGACCCCGACATGGTGGTCTATAACATCCAGAAATTCTTCAAGTTGGCAGCAGATTGCAACCCCAGTATCATTGAGGTCTTATTCACTTCCGATGAGGACCATCTTATCGTCCACCCCTTGGCTGAACCTATCCTCGCTAAGCGGGATCTCTTCCTTTCTAAGAAGGCTAAATTCACCTTTTCTGGCTACGCTGTAAGCCAGCTCAAGAAGATCAAGTCTCATTACAAGTGGATCAAAAACCCACCCACAGCTCCTCCGACCAGGGAAGAGTTCGGTCTCCCTGAAAGGACGGTTATCCCCTCAGATCAGCTCCAAGCCGCCCAGAGCATGATTAGGAAGCAAATCGAACACTGGAACGTCCCGATAGATGAACTGGACGATGCAGCCCGTATAGCGGTCCAGGAGCGATTTGTAGAGGCCTTAGCTATCATCAAGGTAGGGCAAGAGAATCTAGAGCCTATCGCCGGCAAGCTCCTGGGCTTCTCCGACAACTTTCTCGAGCTTCTTGACAAGGAGCGTCAATACAAGGGGAAGATGGAAGAATGGCGGTCGTATCAAAACTGGTTGGCCACCCGTAATGCTAAACGCTCCGAGCTGGAAAAGAAATGGGGTTATGATACCAAGCATGGCATGCATCTTGTAAGGCTCATGCGCATGGGCGGTGAAATCCTTCGAGGTGAGGGTGTAAAGGTCAAGCGTCCAGATGCTGATGAGCTGATGGCTATCCGGAACGGTCTCTGGACCTATGAAGAGCTTCTGGAGTGGGCTGAGAAACACGAAAAAGCTCTGAACGATCTATATCTTACAAGCAAGCTTCCACATACCCCATCTACATTGGAGCTTGACAAGCTTCTATGTGAGACAGTAGAGTTGTCCAGATTCCACCTCAAATAGGAGTTGGTCATGGGCAAACCAGACCATCATCAGCCAGATTTCTTCGAACGAGCAGCCAAGAATCAGGACCTCCCCTATGGGATTAATGTTCCTGAAATAGAAACCATGCTCCTTTTGTCCATCGTGCGCAGGCAACCAAACCTTCTTAAGAGGGAGGTTGTAAATTTCTTTTTGGAACTCTCACGTAAAGATCAAAACTACGAGCGATTGATCCTTAAGTATGTAGATACACTTATGGATATGCGGTATATTGCTCGTTATGATTTCCGCTATCATCTCACCATTCCTGGAGAAAAACGGCTCCGGGAACTACTGGACCAAAGTACACCAGCTCTAAGATTTTTGACATTCGGAGAATTATGAGTAAGCTCAGTTACCAGGCTCTTGAGACCTTTTACAATACTTTAACTTTATATGGAAGTAAAAGGATTTTTACAGTCACTCCTTGGGTCTATAGACCTGCTCAAGCATCTAGTTCAGAAGGGCATCAAAACGGTGAGGCCGGAAAGCCAATCCTGGTCAGACCTGATATACCGTTTATCGAGTTTTATGGAGCTTTGCTAAGACAAGCGGATTCCCTTACAGAAGGAGAGGAACTTGGACTAGCATCTAAGCTCATATGTCATACCCCTAACGGGCCTGATATAGCCCATATCGAAATGGTGGATTTTGCTCCTGGTCTCAAAGATATTGATCCGCATCAGTTCCCAGGTTTGAAGCTATTTGCTACCGGTAATAGCTACCATGGCTATGGTGGTATCGGAAATGAATTGTGGTGGAGGCATTCACTCTATTGGCGATTAATAGTTAAAGAACCTATTGATACCTCTTGGGTAGGTTTCAGTCTTAATCGTGGCTTCGCGGTGCTCCGTGTCAGCGGTATCACGAAGCCCGTGCCGACACCGGTACCTACAGTAGATCCAGAGTTTTGCAAAAATCTTAGACATCCCCTATAATAGGGTCATGGCGTCTGAACGCAGATATGGCAGTTTTCACAGATACGTCCGACTAGCTAATGGACGTGTCATTGCAAAAAGAACCCCATCAGAAGGATCCGACAAAACAATGAGCGATATCGACATCAATGCACCATGGTGGGAGGTTACAGGCCTCCCCGGAATGGCAGAACGCTTTGACATGACCTGGGCTACGGTTGGCCTGGGCCTCCAAGCTCTTCACGGTGGGACACCCTTCCGAGAGAAACAATCCAATGCCAGTATCAAAGAGGAAGATACCTACGAGAAAATCCTGGTACGGTTCGTTGAAAAGTTCCCTGACTTCCGTGAAATCCAGGATGATAAAGCTCTTTACAAGAGAAAGGAATCTGCGGTATTGTTTGCAGCTCCTCATGGGGTTTGTCGCCTCCATACCGATGGCGATGCAAAGATGGATTTCAACGTTATTACCCGCTCCAAGGAATTCTTAGATGCCTTTCTGGCTTGGTGGGGAGCTAATACCACCAAGACCGTCCCTAAGGGTCGAGTTCACGTTATGGTGACCACCCAGGATGGTCCAGAGTTCAGGTCCATGGGTGTGGGAGCTGAAGCCCTCATCCGGGAGAACTACACCGAAGAGGTACTTAAGGGATATGACCGTGTAGTCAAAGACCTTACCAGTAAGAATCCTAGCGGTCGAGTAGCAATCCTGGATGGTAAGCCTGGTACTGGCAAGACCTACCTTATCCGGGGGCTCCTGAACGAGGTGAAGGATGTTCTGTTCGTTATCGTACAGGCATCTATGGTTGCCGATCTAGCCAAGCCAGGTACCATCCCTGCCTTGGTTGCCCTCCACCAAGATCGTGGTGAAAAGCCCATTGTTTTCATCATCGAAGATGCTGATGAGGTCTTGGCCCCACGAGCTGCCGATAACATGGAATCGATCTCTGCGGTCCTTAACCTCGGAGATGGCATCCTCGGTAAGCTCCTGGATATCAAAATCGTAGCTACCACCAACGCACACCGCCAGGAGCTGGATGAAGCTATTATGCGTCCCGGCCGATTGTCAGCTTCTATTACAGTAGGCCCCCTTGACTTGGATAAGGCCTGCGAAGTATACAAGCGGTTGACTGGAAAAGACGAAGGCGGTCCAAAAGGAAAGGCTACTCTAGCGGAAATCTACCAGATGGCTCGAGAAACAGGCTGGGAACCCCCGGTCCCGAAGAAGGGTATGGGTTTCGAGAGCGCTAAGGTGGAGGAACCTGAGGAAGAGGACGATGACTACAACTACTAAGAAGGTCGTGACAATCGCTTCTGTTGTGGAAGACATTCGACGCCTGAATCCTCTTTTGGGGCAAGGCATTTCCGAGCAATGGAAGCGCATTACCTACGAGGTACGTGCCGAAGAGGCAGAAGGCTTCGCCAAGCTCCAGCAAGACCTCTTTACAGAGGCCTTGAAGAATTCTGTTCCAGTGGATTTGGAACAGTACTTTACAAATCCAGACTTCTTCTTCCCCAAGGTTTTGGCGCAAATCGCCAGGAACTTGGGTGTCGTATCACGAGGTAGCCCATGAAATGGTTGATTCCGTTGTGTCTGCTGTCTGGTTGTGCCACCACCCACTTTGGAGAAATCAGGGATTCTGATACGGATTGCGGGTACGTCCGCAATGTGGATGTTCGTATCCAAGCCGGTGTATCCCGTAGCTGGCTCCCGATCATCAACTGCACCTACGCCACTCGCGTGGTCGAAGCCTCCTTCGAGGAGACTGGCTATGAGCTAGTAAATCCTTGGACGGTGGTCTTCACCGAGGGGTATGTGGGTCTGGCTGTGAATGGACGCCTAAACGCTTACTTTCCACGGGGAATGACCTATACGGCCAATCGGGTCATATGGGTGATGGCTGGCCATCCATGGGTGTTCGAACATGAACTCGGTCATGCCTACGACCTTGACCATAGTCTTCCAAACCATCGAGATCATCAATAAGCCTATACCATGGCTGGAAACATGGGACATAGTTGGTGGACTCCCAAGAGACTGCCTTGGTTTACGATTTGTTACCGGTGCGGTCTCTTGTGGCTGAAGAACGATGCAACTAGGAAGGCCATCAAGAGGCCTTGCAAAGGTGGAGACTATGAGTAGGGTCAACCTAACCAAGAATCTATATGCTGAATGGGGCACCGGGGATGGTTGGGGCTCCAAGCTGGAATGGCATGTCGAGAACGAGTATCAAGAGTACGTACTCCATTTCAATACCCGTGCCGAACTGGATACCTGGATTAAAGAGCATCCCGAGCATTCAGTTTCCATCTTCAACGACCCAGAAGAAAAGATCACCAAGGAAGAGGCCCTCCAATTGATAGAGCGATTCGCTATGCAACTTGACGCTCTAGCCCAGGCCTACAACGTTCAAAACTACAAACGAAACCATTCGAAATTCGAGGCCCAGGGGTTGATACCAAAATTCGATCCCAATGTCTACTTTAGCCTCCGGGATGCCATCGCTAAGGCCCGAGACAGGGCAGTCAAAATCCTCCTAGGTTAGGATCGGCTGAACGTCATTGAACATGTCCCCGTGAGCACGTAGATTGCAGGGGTTTCCCTGGGGAACCAGAAGTTGACGTTTGGATCGTAGCAAGGCTGGCCCGGCCGAGATCCGAAGGGCTCTTGACTCTCATCTCAAAGTATGATTTGAAGGACTCTTCACTAACACTGGAGTTGTCAAATGAAGCCATATTACAAGGTAATTGGTCCCGGAGCTTTCCAACGTTTTCAACCCCGGCCCTTCAAGCCTAAGGACGGTCTCAAGGTTGGAGCTTACGCTGTAATTGCAACAACTGGAGAGCTTCCCAGAATCATCCAGATTCAAAAGCTGACCGAGAAGTACGTCAAGGGGCTCACCCAAGAGGGCAAGTCCTGGCTGTACCAGCGCAGCCGAGTTAAGCCCATGACCTGGGTCGATGAACGCATCAAGCCTGCTTTTAAGGCCAAGTTCAACGAATTCAAAAGGAAAGGGTTCACCGGTAATCAACAAGATTCAGGTGGTTAGGAGCATTCCAAACTGGGCTTGACTTTCCTTTCAGGATGTGGTCTAAGGTCTTCTACCTCAAACAAAGGAGCTACACCATGAAGGTCACACTGGAGACGCTGAAGAAGATCGAGGGCTTGGGCTTTGAGGGCGAGGCTGTGGCTCGGGCCTTCTACCAGAAAATCTTCGACCACGTGGCGGACAAGAAGGACTGGAAGGGGCCGATTTCTATCAAGGTTCCACTCCGATGGATGGAGGAATACGAGGAAGAGGTTGTTCGCCACGCCATCATCTACTTCACCGGCAACCCAGACGTGAAAATCACTCGTCTTGCCATGTCCGAAGGCCTGGGTGACATGTATCGCATCAAGTCCGCTGGATACCGAGCTGGTCCCTGCGGAGGTTAGAAGTGTAGTAGCAATTCAGGAAATTCAGCTTCGGTCTGAAGGATTCGAATCTGAATCGCCAAGGGAGGGGCAGCCAGGGAGATGTTGTGGTGGTCCTCAGCAGCACGGTCGAGGATACCCACGACCTCCCCGGAATCGTTCCAAACCGGCCCACCGCTATTACCGTGGGTCGCTGGAGCTGAAAGCAATTCAAAGCCATCAAGCCAACCACTCGAATAACCCTCGGTCAATATGGCCCTTTCAACACCCAATGGATGACCGGTGATCCATACGTGGTCACCTCGCCTTGGAGATTTAGGGCTAATATCAGCCACCCTACCAGCATCGCAATCGACCTCGGCGGTAGCTACATCCCCATTGGAATCATCTCCTAATATCAAAGGTACAAGGCGGCAGATTCTCTCATCATGTGTGCGAACCAGGAATTCCACCTTGGTGATAACCCAATCTAGATCGGTCTTAAGCCCCTTTACTTTAAGTCCGTTTATTTTGAGACCTATTTCTATTGGTAGCGGATAGTGTTCGCCCCTGCGGTGAGCTAGGACATGGTTGGCGGTTAGAATTCGACTGTGAACCTGCCCAAGGCTGTCTGTGCCCTTCTGGTAGATCACCCCTGAACCGGATAGGGTACCAGAGATTTCTTCACCAGCGACCAATCCACTAACCTGAGCGATCACCTGGACGGTGGAATCCATCATGTCGGTTCGGCTCGGACTGCATCCTCCCCCGAAGAGCGTTGTAAAACAGAGGAACAAAAGCAGGAGCGTGAATTTCATGTGACAGCCTCTAGAACTAGATTACTACAGAAAGGTGTGCTATATGGGTCATCCCATGCCCAAATATACTTTCCACACCAACCACATAGTTCCGGTATCGAAATCGACCTTCCAGACTACTGCCTTTACAGTAGAGGCGGATAATCCCGAGGCTGCCTATGCTTTGGTTCTACCTAAGTTCCCTGAGGGGTCTAGGTTGTTCTGCTGGTACTTAGACGAGCCGATCCCTAAGGAATCGGAAAAGCTTGCCGACCTGGTAGATCAGGAGGTGCCAAGCAAAGATACAGCCAAGAAGTAGGGCCAGTGGCCAGTTATGCGTTTTTGGCATGGTTGGCCACTGCCTTATCATCTTCAGTCAAGTCGAGGTCCTGTTCAGTCAAGGCAGCGCCTTGCTTACCTTCGATCCATTTGTTGGCCACATGACCACCACAGAAGATTGCATAGACCCCGGAGAGTCCTCCAATTAGAGTTCCAAAGCTTACGCCCAAGGACTGGAAGTGAGAGGTTACAAACCAGGCTACGGCCATTAGAACGGCTGTACCAATACCAAAAACGAGCTTCTCTTCACCGAGATCCATAATTACGCCTTATGTGCAATCCACGCTAGAATAGCTAGCCAGCCTTTATGGCCTAATGCGCCACCGATAGCGACGCAGATGTGGAGGAAATACTTTCTAACCCATTTGGTGGGTATGCTCAAGACCGTCTTACTTTCTTCGATCTTCTCGAGCCGGTGTTCATGCTCTACGATCTCATCGGACGCTCTACTGAGCTTGTCAATTTTGGCTAGGATTTCTACATTTTGATCCTGATTTATCTTAGCATGGAAATCCTGTTTTACGCTAAGTTCAGCCACCTGGACTCTAACATCTGCTACTGCTGATTCAACACGCTGGAGCCGGTCTTCATGGGCTAATTGGGTGCCAAGGCCATTGGCTGCTGCGGCTGGAAGTGAAGGCATCTTAGCTCCTGGGTGGTTCGAGCTAAAGATTGCTGTCCTCCTTGTGGTCAGCTACTACAGCTTTGACCAGTTCATAATCACGCTGGAAGATCGCCACACCATCTAGAGCCAATAGGGGACATATTTCACGTATTTTGTCAAAGACATCGAGACCGTCTAAAACGTAAACAAGCTTTCCCATCGCCAAAGCCAGCCCAAGCGTCGCTGGGACCATATGCTCTTCCACCGAGTCGTAGGCCAGAACTATTGCATCGGCCTCTAGAACAGTCTCGTAGACCTCTTCAGGGGGCATATCCACGTCCCAGTAAGTAACCACTGATAGGCCGCCTTCAATTAGCTTGACAGCTAGACGTTCAGCGCTACTACATCCCACAACAAAAATCATGCTACCTCCCGATCCCCTTCGTAATCAGACAGACATACCCTCTCAGGGAGGGGTTTGCCGGCCTTGACCAACTTAAGCTTATACTCAGCCATGCGGATCAGCCGGTTCAAATGCCAGCGCACATCCTCATCGATGTAATGCTTTTTGAACTTGGAACGAACACTGCAAGGGTCGGTCACCCGAATATCGCCATTGCGGGCAATCAACATCTGGAAGTCTCCAATGTAAAGGCGCTTTTTGTTGACCACCGTTCGGATCTTCTTGAGGTCCCTCAGGGAGTTCTCGTTGAGATAGCCAAAGAAGGTTCGGAACTCGTAAGTTCCAATACCCCTGTCGCACTCAGGACGGTCTGAGGCAGCCATCCTACGAACTACCAATGCGAAGCAAGGCGCACCGTCCTTGTAGACACGAATGTTATGGATCCCATAGTTCTCGATGGTTGGGATACCATGCTTCTCAAGGCGCTTGAGGAGCCTCTCTTCCTTTAGGAGGTTGTCTTTACAATTATCCACTAATGCAACGAATCCTCGATGCTTCCTAATCGTATAAGCACCTATCTTACAAGCACCCTCACCTAGGAGGGTTCCACACCGGAAGGGTCGCTTGGGGCTGCTACGTCCACGAAAGGTTTTGATACTCACGTTTCACTCCAAAAAGAACCCAGAGTAGGGTAATAGCACCAAAAATCCTACTCTGGGTCCAAAGCCTATAGTGTCCTATGGGCTGTCAAGCATGCTCTATGGGAGCGACCCATAATTCGGTTGGGCTTTCAACACTCCTTTACCCTTACTGGGTAATCTGGAATACTGTGCTCAGGCTCTTGTTGTCTCGGGTGGACTTCCGGAAGGAGTCTGTGTTGAAGATCTTCCCTTCGTTCACCAGGTCGTACACCCGGCCACGAACGACATGATCATCTGGAACATTGAAACTCGCTGGGTAGTTGACCAGAGCGTCCTTATAAAGACGATCAGCAACCTCCGACACGGTACGACCCTTAACGGGAGCTGAACGGAAAACTGCGAGGATTCGATTCTTGATTGTGGACATATAGTCCTCCTATTCTTCCTATTTGATGTTTTGTAACTCCGGAGGAAGAACCGGAATTACAATTCTTTTGCCAAGCTCACCTAGCTCGATGCCGTTTTGCCTGCGAAGGATCTCCAAGAACTTGAGAGCTGCTCGGGTATCAATGAGCTTTTGACGCATATCGGCAATCTTTGCCAGCATCTTAGCTGCAAGCCCACAAGCCATATGGATCTTGATCTCCTCGGTCCAATGGAGGAGCTGATCATCCTCTGGTGGAATCTCTTTGCGGCACACGAAGCACTTCATTACTTAGATCTTCCCTCGAGCTGCTTGAGAAAGCATCGAGATCAGCTTGAGGACCTCTTCGTTGTCCAGAACGGCCACCCGCTCTTCGTCCTCTTTATCGTCAGATCGACCGACCCACAGAAAGACTTCTCCATCTGCGGCGCTTACAACACCAACATAGGCAGGTTCACCAACTTCACTGCCTTTGGTCTTAAATTTCACGGTAGTTCCTCCAATTTGGACTCGTCGAAGTCTGGGATGATCTCCGAGGTAGTAGTGACCTCGGTGGGCAGAACAATCTGGCGCTTGCCATCCTTAAAGTACCAACGCCAAACAGTACCTTCCTGATTGATAAGGGTCAAACTGAAGATCAGCGTAGGGTAGTCTATACTGAAATCACCCAGTGATTCAGCGTAGAAGTCTTCTTGTTGATCTTCACCCTCGTAAGGAACCTCATCGTTGAAGGCAGCTAGGACGAAATCATCTCCAAGATCATCCGAACCACCAGCAAGCTCCATCTCAGCAAGATCTCGACCGAGATGGGCCATAGCCTTAGGCTCGTTGAAGCCATTGACTACTTCGAGTACCAATTGATAAGTAGGGGTCATTTGGTCTTCCTCTCGAGGATCTTCGCCTCAGTATGTTCGGGGTCTGCGAGATCAGCCATCTTTACAGCCATCTGGACCTTGTGTAGGAAAAGATGGCGGCTTTCATTGGGATGAATAGTAAACTGCCACTTATTCAAGATGTAGCAGCGTATCGCACCTTTGTCGTCTGCCTCAAATCGGATGTCATCTAAAGTATGAGTTTCACCTTCAGGTAAGGGACTTATAGGCTCTTTCGGTTTGACTTCTTCCTTAACCTCGTACTTATAGACGGGATCAGGAGCGATAGGAGTTCTGATGCTTTTGAATGGCCACATATTACCTCCTCCAAAAGAGGGCTTCGCAGTAGCCAAAGAGGTAGGCCCCTACCACGCCTGCACAGGGGATCCATCCATACTTCAGGCCCATGCCTGTTGCAAAAGCACTAACACCAAGAGTGAACAAAAAACTTTTCATGCAGATCAACCTAAAATGAAAAACCCCCGATGTCAAGACACCGAGGGTTCCAGATTCTAGGATGTAGGTATTAGACTTACGGAAGCGTACTAGCGCTCGGAAGCTCTGCGTTAGTGGTAGACTCGTCATCAACCAACAGACCGATGAAGGTCACGCGGATTTCTTCAGGCTGCCTGGCGCTAATGGTCGTAGACCAAGAGGTAGGACGCACAGAGTGGATCTTTGCGATACGCTCATTAGTTTGGCGGTCAAAGATCGCAAGCTCAATGTACTCGTGAAGAAGTAGGTCGCTGAGCTGGGGAACCTTAGCGACCACGTGAGGTCCAAATTCCACAACACGCCAACCCGAGGCTTCGACGGTCACAGCTTCTTGACTCGTATACACGATCTCGTCTGGGCTGTAACGACCCAAGAGGAAGATCGGCTCAGCACCGTAGGTCAATCCCACGCTCACATTATTGAAGATACCCATTACCTTGCCTTCGCCGGTATTTGGATCGACAATCATGAGTTGGGCTCTTGCCCCAGTCATTACTTTTGCTGGCATTGTTCAGTCTCCTTTCGGAATAGTTTCCCTAATTACCCGTTGGCCGATTGACTAACCGGCGAGACGAGGAACGAGATCGGAATGAAGTAAATGGCACCCGCGAGCTTGATCTCAACGCTCACGATCATTGCCGGTCCACTAATTTGGATACTGGCGTTCTTAAAGCCCTTAGGAGCATCATCGCTAGGGGCAATCAACTTGAGCCGCAGGAAATTGGCCATCTGGGCTTCGAGGAAGCTCAATGCAACCGCTGCGCTGACATCAGCTACAGATTGACCAACGAAGGCCTGTTCCATAGCTTGAGCAGTGCTCAATGCAACCACGTCGCAAGCATATACAGCTTGGATCGAATTGGGGACGAAATTGTTGTCCTTACCGTAAGTCGTTTGGTCAGACACCCAAGCGAATCCACCAGTAAGCCGCTTACGAGCAGGCAACAGACCAGCCAAGAGAGCTTGCTCTACTTGACTATCGTTACCGCTATTGAAATCACCAGCCAAAGATACCACACCGTTGGTGTTGATACCCTTGTTGAAGATTGCCCGGTAGAATCCAGCAGCCTGCATACCAGCCGCAAGGCAAGCGCCCATCCAAGGTTGGAATTGAACCAAGCTACCCGAAGAGGCTACTTGTTTGAAGTCTTGGAAGGCCAAGCTCACGCGGAATGAAGCTAGGTTACCGGCTGCATTCATAGCATTGACGAAGGTATCTTCCTTCGAGCAGAAGGCTTGCCGATTCTTACGCTTCTTCAGCGTACTCATAGCAAGGCAGTGGCTCTTTGCATAAGCATTGATTGAATCAACTGTATAAGTAGAGCTAGAATCAGTTAGACCGTTAGCAACATCCAAGTTGAAATCTCGGCTCACGAGCGTGACCAAGAAGTTACCTTGAACGTTCTGAAGAGCATCGATAGCTCCAGTAAAGTCAGCATTAGACGAACCACCTCGAGCACCACCAGAAAGGTAAGCGAAAGTGGAAGTAGTCTTGGGAAGACCAGCAGTAGCTTGAGCATCCAAAGTTACCAACACAGAGTTGCTGGTAACGGTATTGAAGAACCGATAAGCATCGATCTTAATGCGACCGTTGCGGGTACCTTCTGTAGTAGCGATACCCATCGCAGTTACGTTGTCGAGAGCGCTAGTAGGAAGCTGTCCAAGGACTCCACTTCCAACAACAGAGCTATAACCAGTCTGTACGTTGATGAAGTTTACCAAGTCAGCAATGGTTGGGAACTGAGACAACTGAATGCTCAGATTTGCCCCGGATCCACCAACCACAGTCGTGGTCAATACACCGCTTGCAATAGTCAAAGTAGCAGTCGTACCCTGATAACCAACATGCATCGCAATTTCGCCACCAGCAACCAAAGTTTCGCTGATGTTGTCTAGCTGACGATTAGTCTGAAGGTTGACTTGATACTCGAAAGCTGAATTCAAGTGGGTAGGCACGGCAACCGTGGAAACCCAAGTCACAGGAGTTGTAGTACCAAGTTGATAAGCAACTCGAGAAAGCAGGTCAGTACCGCTGAGGGTCTGAGCAAGTTCCAAAGTCTTACCAACACCATCAATGACGCTAGCCGGAGTAAGGCTAATCGTCACAGGACTGGAAGCAGTAGAATCCGAAGTAGCAACGATAGAGGTTGCCGAAACGTTTGCTGGGTTGGTAATGATCCCAACAACAGCACCAGTCTTACCGGCATCGCTGAGCTTAGTAGCTACGAGAGCAGCAGCAGTAACCGAAGTGATTATGTAAGCGCCAACGTTTGCATTACCAGCACCAGCAACCACAGACCCCATCGGGATCACCAGAGTATCACCCACGGTAGGGGCAGTAGCCCAGTTCACAGAACGAACGAGTTGGATTACAGTTGCACCCATTCCGAGGTAGTTGGCAGTTAGAGCCAGAGTGCCAGAAACCGTAATGAGCCCACGGTCCACACCACCAGTGGCAGTTAAGCCACCAAGACCACCGATTGCAGTTACGAAAGCGGAAGGAGATTCATTGGCTGTCAGAGTGACATCTTCACCAGCTCCACCGTTAACGCGAGCTTCAACGCTCACACTTCCAACAGGAGGAATATAGGTAAAGGCACCAGTCGTAGGAACCACTTCAGCCTGGTTTGCAAGAACCTGGAAGTAGATCAAATTCCCAAGAGAACCAAAGCTGGCATCTTGGATATGAGAATAAAGAGCGCTTGCTGTATTGAGCAGACTTGCAGAGGCCTTAGTACTTGCGTTAGTCTTAACCAAGATCACGCTAGCAGGAGCACCCTGAAGGTTAGGATCATTAGGAGCATTAACGGCATTACGGAAACCGTCTACAAGAGGACCACTCTTGTACTTAGCCACAACTTGAGCGAGTTGATCGGGTCCAAAAGCAGCAGTAGCAGAAAGGTCTGCTTCAGCGCTGAATCTCGGGCCAGCATCAGCTTCGCCAACGAGCATAAGAACGCCCGTAGTAGCCAATCCAACACTCGAGGTTTGAACCTTGATCGTGGGATAAGCGCCTGGTATAATCAGGGTTCCGGCGTCGGTGACAAAACTTTGAGCCATAGTAGCGGTTCTCCTAGAATCTGCTGAGAAGATTAAGGCTCAGCAGGGGTTACTCACCCATTTCGTAGATCTTCTTAACCTTCTTTCCTTTTGGTGAAAGTTCACCCTTACCCATTAGTCGTCCAAAGATTCCTGGTTTAGCGGGAGCTTGCGGTCGGGCTGCATTCATCACTGGACCAGCGCTACCAGGCTTCATAGAAGCAGGAGGGGCTTTGAGACCAGCCGGGGCAGCCGGTTTGAGACCTGCTCCAGGAAGCTTTACGCCACCAGGCTTAGCTGCTGCCGGAGGGGGTTGAAATGCACCAGACATCGCAGATTGAAATGCACTAGCTCTTTCTGCATGCTCAGCAGGAGAAGGCATAGGAGCCGGAGGAGCACCGGCTCCTGGAGCTGCCATAGCAGCCTTATGGGATGCATGAGAGGCTTGAGCTTGCATATCTTTAGGCATCTTACCCATTCCACCCATTGGACCGGCTTTAGCCATAGGTGACTTAGGGGCGCTGGTAGGAACGCTGGTTCCCATATTTTGCCCACTAGGAGGCTTTGCCATTGGAGGTGTAACAGCCTTGTAAATCGGGTTATTCAGTGGATCCTTGATCTCGGTCTTATCGGGCAATTGACCGTGAATACGATCTGACTTTTGAACCAATTGAGCCTTAGGAGGAGTCTGAGGAAGTTTCTTGGCGTGTGTAATGAGATCGCCAGCTTTTCCACTGCTGCTGTGCTTAGTAGTCATAAGCCGGTTAACTGCGGCAGTATTATTATGGCTCTTATCAGGCCTATTCTCTACGAGATTAGTGGCATGACCCTGGTTGTTTTGAGTATCATTGATACTTTGCTTGGTAACAGGACCAGCATCCTTAGGCTTCTTACCAGGAACAACAGCGCCACCAGATCCACCCTTCTTATCCTTGTTGGTCTCAACAGACTTCTTATCGTCAGGAAGTTTGGATTGGGGGTGTTCGCTAGAATCGCTGTGTTTACCCTTGGAATCTACCAGTTCAGTCTTCTTAGTCTTGGCCCGGATACGAACTTCCTCACCACCACCCGGCTCTGGACTAACAGAAACGCTAGCAGAGCCTTCATTAGAGCTATGGGAGAATGACTTGGACCCTTCAGGTGAAGCTTCATCCTTACCCATGCACTTGCACATCTTGGACATCTTGCCGCAATTCTTGCAAACCTCTGCGCCAGGAGAGTCTTCGTTCATAGCCATAGGACCAGTAGGGCCAGGAGCCATACCGGCATCTCGGCCATTACCAAATCCACCAGTAGGAGCTACATCGGCCTTCTTGGTCTTCTTATGCTCAGGAAGCTTTCCGCCCTTATCAGCATCAATAAATTCCTTACCTACAGACTTAGGAATACCAAGAGTAGAATGACCACTAGCAGCAGCGCCCATAGCAGCCCGTTGAGCTTGAGATACAGGTGGTTTACTAAGCGGTACACCAGTCTTACCCAACTTTGCAGCGGGAATATCTTCGATACCTTGGCTTGTAGTCAAAGCTTGGTTGTGCTTATGGCTGGGGATAATTGCCTTGCGGAGTTCCTTAATCTCAGCCTTCATGAGTTCCCGATCTCTTAGGATCTGGATCTCCTTCTCAAAAGCTGCGATCTTCTCGCGGGTAGCCTTCATGAGGATAGTATTAACTTCCTCGGGAGTATAAAGTTTCTCGTTAGCCACTGGAGTGTCTCCTGACTTGGTATAGATTGCGGTTGGTTCGGTCTTCTTAATGGGACGCATTCCTTGTGAAGGAATACTGGGTTGAGGTCCGTATATGTCTCTTTTGTAAGCTGTTGCGCCGGGTATCGGATGCGTATAGGGATTGACACCATGTTGAGCCGGATCATTAGTACGAGGCGGTTCAACTTGATGTCTAGGAACCGGAAGAGGCTTCTGCGGACGTTTATGAGTCGTAGGAGTCATCAAGTTCGCAGGAGGCTGTTCACCTGTCGTAAGTAGCTTAACGATAGCTCTGAGTTTACCGATCTCATGGCCCAGAGCGCTCTTCTCAGAATTGTCTTTGGATCTCTTGAGACGTTTCTCGCGATCAGCTAGAAGCTTTAGATCTCTGAATCGATCAGTCTTATTAAGATCTTCAGACTTCCTATTGAGGGTGTCGTGCATACCCTGTAAGCCCATTTGGTGGGCTGAATCTCGTACCATTTGAAGGGCAGTAGCCAATGGAATCTTATGGGAATGGGGTTGGTAGCCCTCTTCGCTAGGTTCCGTAAACTTGCCAGTTATAGCCCGGTGGACTGCATCATGCATTACGGTATTAAGTTCTTTATTGAAATCGGCATCACTTAGATGTACGCCAATCTGTTTGGAAAGCTCACGCTGTTTATGAGCAGCGAGCCATTCCCAATGGACAGATCGAAGAGCCTCATTGAGGGTACGATGAGTACCAAGTTTACCGATGCGCCGACCCTCCCCGTAGATCTTATTTAATTCGGGATAGGTCAGAGCATGAGCTAGCTCATGAATTTGCCGCCAGCCACGGGTGTATTCCTCATGACCAAAACTAGCACCTGAATCAGGGCTAGGATCGTAGATCATGAGGTGACCGGTGTTGTAGTTCTTATTGGCTAGGTCCGGCTTACCGTACTTGCCACCAGCGTAGTAGGCCTTATAGCCATGGTCTTTGACAAGCTTCTCAATATCAGGAAGCTTGCCAGAGTATTTGTAGTGGAGTAGATCGGTTTTGGTCCCAGGACTTACATGTCCGTAGGGCAGAGCGAACTTATGATACGTAGCAGGTGTACTGCCAGCGGGTGCGGCTTGTTCATTAGAAGGATGTTGAGGAGGGTTCTGTGGTAGATCAGATTCATCCTTTCGTAGGCCCGGGACTCCAGGGACTGAAAAATCTTCCTGGTGGTGTTCTGTATGCCCATCATGCCATTCATAGGCATGTGGATGAGGACGGCTTTGAGACCTGAATAGATCTGCGATAGCGTTCTTCGCCAAAAAGGCAGCCAATTCTGGCGTATATTCCTTCTTAGCCATACCAACGGTTGCGGCTGGTTGGACGGGTTCGAGCGGGTGAGTCTGGTTAAAATCAAAGTTGATGCGAGCGTAGCCATGATAGGGAATTGCTGTGTAGAAATCCTCGGGCGGTTGCTCGAAGTGTTCTACTGGATTTTGAGACTGAGCAGGGTTGTACTTGCCTTCGTCTGGACCATTCGTATAGATTAGCTTATGCTGACCGTTTTCGCTATGAACTACGGACTCTTGGCCGAAGAGTTTGCCAAGATGTTTCATCTGCTCAACCGTAGGATTGTAGATAATGTAACTCCGCTCAGGTTCCTTGTATTTACCTTGAGTTTCATCAAAGCGAAGACCCATTCTCTGGAGGGCTTGGCCTAAGGCTTCATGCCCGCCATGGAGCTGAGGCTGAAACAGAGGTTTTTCCCCTGACATCAGACCAAAGGTAGCTCCGCTAAAGATCGGATGTTTAGGACTGCCCGTGTACATGGTATTAAGATTGGCGCTGCAAATAGATGAGCGCAGCAGTCAAAATATTTATTTCTTGGGGGTTAGAACATCTCGGTCACCGATCCAAAGTGAATCATTTGGATCAGTTCCACTGGGTAGTTTCCCAGCCCCTTCGACGCGAATAACCGACTCGAGAGCTTCCAATTTGATGTTGGTGTCTTTAGGCCAGTATTGACGGACATTTCCAGTAATAGTGACATACCGAGAAAAGACCAATTCGGCCTCAAAAAACTCGTTTCGGTCGAAATCCGAGGAATTCACTACCGTTCGTTCAAAACCACGAGCTTCGAGCAAGGCCTGCTTGTAACGCAACAGAATGAAGACCACGATGGAATGTAGCCAAGTCAAATAGACCGGCTCACCACTGACATGAACGCCAATTTGGTAGCTTTCACGATACCAAACGGACTCGAGCTGAGTTACAAAGACAGGAGGAGTACCTTTAAGCAAGGTTTTGCTGAAATCAGCCACCGTACCTTGCTGTATTATAATGCTACCGTCATCAAAAACTTGAAGAATCGGCTGGGTTTTACCAGTAGCATCCACAAGCACCATAGCGGTGGAAAGGATGAGTCCACCCAGATCTGGTAGTACCATAAGACCTGTAGCGGCGTTGTAGCTAACGGGTGCAAAAGGACCAGCAAGAGCAGGCCAATCGGAAGAATTATCTTCTGTAGGTTGCCAGTGAACATCGCCTAAGGTAGTTTCAGACTCTTCAGAGCTGAGAAGCTTGATAGTGATGCAGGGAACCTTTGCTTCATCGATCCTAGGGACCATAAAGACAGGAATGTTGGTCTTTAGAAACCAATCCTTGGCCCTTTGAATGGATTTTTCACCATAGTCCTTGAGGGTCTGTTCATCTTGGGCAAGGCTGGCAAATACGTAGTCCAGGAGCTGAGGGTTAGCTCGTAGATCCGCTATAGCGGCTACAATGGCCGTACGGATAATGACATCGCTTTGATGGATGCCAAGGGCTCCTGTGGTTAGATCAACTGGCAAGGGAAGCTCCAGAGCTTTGACTAGAAGGGCTTGGCCTTCGGTAGGACTGAGTGGGACTTGTTCGTAGATCTTCTTGACTCTGAAGATGTACCCACGTGTTAAAAGTTGGACTGTCATTACAGGACTCGGAGGATATCATATTTAGAAAGATTGCCTGTTGTATAAGTAGCAGTGACATCCCACTCGAATAGTTTTCCTGTATTGTAGGTAGCTGGACTAGCAGCAGCCGCAGCGGTAGCATCAGTAGCATTATCATAGGCTCTAATCCTAGCTGTGAGCAGGTTGCCATCTCCATCGTAAGTCTGGAGGTCAACTACGGAGTTCTCATGGAGGAGCCCAAGGAGCCGGAGAATATTGGTTCTAAAACTACTCACATCCAAAGCTTCGGCTTGGAACTCATATCCGGCATCCTGAGTGAAGCCAGCGTCTAAAAAGAGCTGGTATAGGACCGAGAAGTAACCTTCAGTGGCTGGTGTGTAGTTGGATTGATACAATCCACCTGATACGGCAGGTAATGAGACTGACGTTACAAAGCCGCCCGAAGAATCATAAATCTGGGCTCGGGCATACAATCCAACCTTACCATCCGCTGCAAGGATAGAGAGAAGGACTGGTTGATTGACAGTCGCAAGAAGCATTAACCACCTAGTATCCTCTTAGCGTCTTCGTATCCTACCTTTTGCATCTTCTGCAAAAGAGATGGGGTGAAGTCCAGGGCATTATCAGCCAAAACACTATCAGGACGTACGATCCTAATAGAGATGAATTTCTTATCTGGAGCTTTACCTGCTGCAACTAGCTGGTTAACCAGATCACAGACCACAAGATCGTTCTCTTCGATCTGATCGCACATCAAGTCAATAGCTCGGGCAGCCACAGCCAAGGCCGTAGTCTTACCTGTGAAGGCTTTGGATTTATCTCCAGCAGGTGAACAAAGCACTACATCGATTTCCGTAGCACCGGCTTGAATTGCAGCCTTAAGCGGAGTAATGCTCCTAACACCACCATCCGTCCAAAGCTGACCTTCCAAAGAAATTGGAAGTAGCATTGCGGGAAATGCCGATGAAGCCAGTACAGCATCTTGGATGTTTGGGTAGGTCTCATCAAAGACCTTGTATTCACCAGTATCCAACCCAGTAGCTCCAACCCGAAGCTTCCTACCGCTATTCAAGACTTTCTTGGGGTCCAACTTAGCGTGTACGGTATCTTGCAATGGCTTGCTATTGAAGACCGAGGGCTTCCAGAGAGTTTCAATGTAGCTCAAAGGAAACCAGGTCTTGTATACCTTGGAGTTGTCCAGTCCATTCCAAAGGTCTTCTAGAGCCTTGTATGCTTGGACTTCCTGACCGACTGGGAACATAGCGAGAAAGGCAGCATTCAATGCGCCAACAGACACACCAGCTACGAGATCGTACTTATTACACAAGTCAACCAATAGGTACTTCAGAGCACCAACTTCATAGGCTCCTTTGGAGCCACCACCTGATAGAACTAGAGCTTTCATGTTGCTTTGAACCTTGACAAGATCAGTGACCAAACCAATTTGAGACCGGTGTGACCTGAGTTATGAACGGTAACTTTATGTTGCCATTGTGGAAGAAGTTTCATTGGAGCGATTGCCGGTACGGTCAAATCGAGGGCATTGGAGTTCAGCATTGGATAATTGACAACCAATCTTCCAAGTGTAACATCTACGGTATAGAGATCGTATAGCCCAGTCTGATTTGCATTAGCAGTAATAGTACCCGGACCAGTAGTAGTCTGAGCCAGATCATAGAAACCAGTTCCACTTGTATTTGGTACTGGCTTGGCGACTGTAAGGTCTACTGTATTACTTCCATTACCAGCAGCAGGTGTAATGAGGACGTTTCCAGGCCCAGCTAGATTGCAGTTTCCTGTTCCAGGAGTCGAAGTAGTTGACGTTGCCGGAGCAAGCACTTCGTAATTGACGATATCCCCTAATACTGCCCCAGCATAGATGATGTGACCACCTGATAGATAGATACAATCATTGAAATTGAAGGTAATGATATGGTCAGTAGCCGACACATCATCACTGGAGTGAGAAAATCCCGTTCCAGCGCCTAGACCATTGGTCGGATCATCACCTGCGCCAGTGATGATTAGCTGGGTATTCGTAGGGAAGATATTTGGTAGAAAATTGGCTCTACCATCCGAGGCCATTGGTATAACTGGTTGATTGGCACTGGGTTTGAAGTTAGTTTCAAAATCAGATTTATCGGAGTCATTCTGCTCTTGTGAATAAGATGCTTTAACCCCATCTGGAACTGTACCCTTCCATATTGTGCAAATATGTACTTCAGGCCCATCATACCCCCAAATGGTATATATAATCTCATTATCGTCATATTGTGTAACAAGGTTCTTGCTGTATTGGACAGCCTTCCAGTCTGTCCACCGATATGATCGTTGAGTAAATTGTGGTGCAAGTGCGATTGCCATAGTTCCTCTTTACTGATCGTAAAAGTCGAAACCGCCACCAAAGGTGACCGTATTATTAGAGAATGGGTTGACCCAGAGCATTACGCGAGCTGGGCCTGGAATCTGGATCGGAGTGTCATAATTACGGGTCAAACCGCTACTCTGACCAAAGAGATAGAGGAAGTCGGAAATTTGTTTGTCCGGATTCGTAGTAGCATTAAGGTCTTGAGCACGGAGCGTATAAAGACCGCCCTGGGCAATACCTGAGGAGTTACTACCCACGTTGACGCCTGTGATGTAACATGTCTTGCCCGAAGCCACATAGTGAATAGCGGTGAAGGTTCGATTGTCCGTGGCGTTGATCGTAATGATAGTCGCACCGGTACCACCCGTAGCGGCTTTCAACGTAATCGTGCCGACGTTCGATCCTGTACTACCAACGCTCACCACTTCGAGTTTTTCGATATAACATATGTCTGTATTGGTAGTATTAACCGCAGTGGTGCCGTTCATGGTCACCGTCTCAGTATTAGGCCCAGCCCCCGCAGAAGTATAATAAGTGATTTTGACCTGACGGGCACCGGTACCGGCGCTAGTATCATTGGCGCTGGAGCTGACTATTGATCGCTGGGCGTTGCTAGATTGTTCGGTATATGTGGTGCGAGAAACCTTAACATTACCGGTGTTGGAAAGAACGATATCGCCTACCGTAAATCCAGCCACACTGGCACTGGCACCCGATGGAGCAATGATTATGCGACCACTACTGTCAGTCAGAACTCCACGAGCATTGGTGCCATCTGTACCAGCGATATAGACGGGATTGCCAACTGTAGCCGTACCAGATGCTGCACGGCCTTCAGTAGATACGATGATTTTACCGCTTGAATCAATCTGAATAGCTGACTGTTGGCCATTAGTCAGCGTAGGAAAGGAGCTATTGTACTGACCACCAATAAGCGAGCATACACTGGCGGCAGTGCCAGGACTAACAGGACCATTGGAGTAGTCCGTCACTTTCATGTTCCCGTTGGCGTCAGCACTAACATAGTTGACGTTATCACCAACTGAATCTTGACCGACGATCTTGACCTCTTGTGTGGCCTGTATGTAAGTGAGATCTGCCATAATCTTTACGCATAAATGGGGCTACACCTTTCAGTTAGCCCCATTTATTTGGCCCTTAGGGCTCAGCTATTACTGTTCGTTGCCCGAGAGGGTTTCGTACACATCCTGAGATTGCTTATCTTCGTTGGTGATAGCAACACGAATCTTCGCAGCCGAAACCTGAGTCTTGGTAGGAGGCAATGGAATGAGGATATTCGGTTCCGAGGTGGAGTTAAAGCCAACCCAATAGGTAACGAAAGTACCAGAACCAGCAGCAGTCTCAAAAGCCACAACGACCTTGATCTTACCAGAAGCGGAAGCCCACAATTGCTGGCAGTAGAAAGTCTTACCAGTCGTAACGGTATAGTCCAAGTTGGCAGTCGCAGCCGCAGCAAGAGATGCCGAGGTCTGGTAGCTATCAACCGGAGTACCACCAGCAGCAACAACATCAACGTAAATTGGGTTGGAGGGGCTGGTAGCTGCTCCACCCTGGAAGACATTGACACTACCGATCAGGTTTGAACCAGCAGGAAGAGCCGTCTTGAGGTTAACAAGAAGGTTCGCAGCCGAGTCCATCTGGAGCGGTGAAACGTTACCGCTTGTAAGCGTAGTCGGAGTTGTATTGAACTGACCGGCAACCAACAGCTCATTTGCAGGAGATGCAGCGTTTTGACCGGCTGCATCCATTGCAGCGCCAGTATTACCAACGATACCAACCTTCTGAACACCAGTTGCAGCGGTTGCAGTAGTAGCACCGTCAACTTGAGCTAGATTGACAGATTGGTTAGCCGTCAAGGCACCAATTACGTTAGAGCCAGTAGGCAGTGGTGAGTTAGGGCTAAAAGCCGTAACCAGCGAAGGATCCGTAGCGAGAGCCGCTGTAGAAGCAGGCTTGACAGCTACTGGACCATTTGTGGTGTCACCAATCTGTGTCCACCAGGCTTGAGCATTGGAGCCTGCGTTGCCTTGGTTGACTGTACTCGATGCACCAACCGATGACGAAGCAGCGGTAGGAGTAGTACCAGCAGCATTAGCCTGGACGCCAACGTTGACTGTACCAGTACCAGTGATAACAGTAGACAATCGAACGCGGAAGGCAGCCCAACCAGCAACGTTAAAGACCCAGCTCTTGTTGGTACTGGCCTGTAGCGTGTAAGTAAGGCCTGTAGCAAGAGTATCAGGAGCAACGCCAAGGATCGGATAGGCGTTGGTAAAAGCAGCGGTATCAGAAACCTCGAAAGTCACCACACCACCAGTAATGGTCGTGGTCTGGTTCAATGTCACAACTACGGTTGAGTAATTAGTAACTGTCTCCGTAACAGCAGCATTTACCGAAGTAGCGCTAGTCCACGCAGCCGTAGACTCAGCAACGTTGCCCATAATAGTGGGCCAGCCAGCAGTACCAGCAGCCGCAGTGCCTTGGTTAGCAGTTACGGTACCTGAAATAGTAACACTAGCATTGGTGACGTTTACATCAAGAGCATTGCTTGTACTATTAAGCGAGTTACCAGCAGTATCAGTAATCCTAGCGAGCAACCGCCCGCTGGCGTCAACAGATGCCTGTTGTGATGGCGTAGTGGCGTCTGCGATCTTCGCAATTACGTCACCAGCGGATTCTGTTCTGACTGGTAGTGAGCTATTAAAATCTGCCATGTTGCTTTACCTCGGGTGATTATGAAGCTTGTTCGGCTTCAGAAATTCGGCCTTTCAATTCGGCCTCTTTATCTAGTTGGACCTTGACATGATCCTTAATTCGAGCGATCTCTTCGAGACGCTCTTCGATTCTGAACTCGAGTTCATGCCGTGCGGCAGCGACTTTCACAAGTTCAAGTTTCAGTCTTTTGATTTCAAGCGGTGTCATGGTTATCTCGATAAGACGGTAGCTTCGAAATTGGCCAATGTAGGCCTGTTATGCAACACGGTCACAGTTAAGACTTGACCTATGTTTAGAAGCAACCCGTTCTCAAAGTCCTCATAATCAAAGGTTTGGTTAAAGCAACCCCACCAGGATCTCTTATCAGAGATTGTTACTCCCCCAACCTTCACTCTGAATAGGGCTACATTTTCCCCAGAAACTTCCACCTTTTGTACTCTAATAGGGCTCACAGAAGCTGTTACTGTGATGATGGTGGTTTCCACTCCAGAGGCAATAGAAGTGATCTCATTGTGAGAGACTGTCAATCCTGGAAGAGATACCGACTGAACAATATTAACATCAAGCGAGCCGTCTGAATTTACGACCGCTGTGTTTGGTCCGAAGGTCAGAGTAGTTGGTTGGACTTCTGGGCCAGCTTGGGAAGCATCCAGATAGACTGTTGCTGATCCGGTCGCAACCGAAGATCCACGTATGCGGACACTATTGAGACCACCACACGCAAAGGTCCATTGACCATTAGTTGTGGTAGAGGTTTGATCGAAGCCTCTTGGGAGTATTGGTAGAGCTTCTAGGGACTCCCAATTGATACCATCTACGCTAGCTTCAAAAACCAGCGTTCCAGTCCAAGTGCCTGTAATTATCCAGGAAACTACGCCACAACCAGCAGTAGATACCACCACCGATTGTGTGTTGGTGATAGCCCCTGTGGCTGATCTATCTGACAGAATTCTGGCTCTGGAAACTACCATCGTTGGACTCTTTTTGAGGCAGTCTGGGCCGCAAACTCTCGAATCAAAGATTAAGGGTCAAGGCCCATGCTACAATCGTATAAAACCTGTAGGAATTAGACTACCATGGACGATGCTTCCAAAAATGCCACCCGTATCCTCTACCGTTTCGTTACGGACAAGGATTCCAGACTTCAGTATGGAAGTAAGCTCCGAGCTGAGATGCATGAGGCCATCAAACGAGGGGAAGAGCCGCAAGGTTACCGAATCGAATGGATCAAATCCTGTGTCAAGGATATCTTTCAATTGCTTGGGAACAAGGCTGCTGAGTTCAATGTCCTTTATCCACAAGATCGAATCTCAAATATGGATATGCACGACGTTTTGGTTACAGCCGTAGCGAAACTCAGAAACTCTGGGAAACAGAAATGAGAACAAAAGCTCAAATCAAAGAATATCAAAAAGCTTACCGAGCTGCACATAGCGAAGAACTTAAGGCCTATAGAAAGGCTTATGGTAAGAAGTGGTATCAAGAGAACAAAGAGCACGTTCGATTACGCAACCTGGAATATCGACAAAGAAACAGAGAGATTTATAGAAAGGCACACAAGTCACGACAGAACAAAGGTCGTTACGGGCTGACACCAGAAGAATTCGAAAAGATTTTAGCAGATCAAAAGGGTCTTTGTTGTATTTGTGCTCAACCGATGAAACCCCCATGCGTTGACCATGATCATAAAACCAAAAAGATTCGAGGACTCTTGTGCCGTGGGTGTAATTTAGCACTTGGATATCTACAAGATTCTACCAAGCTATTACAATCCGCCATTGATTATCTCAAAAATTCTTCGAAATACTTATAAGTATTTGATCTTTAATACGATTTTCGAACTCAGCCAATGCCCAACGACTTGCCTCATCGAAGAACTTCTTAGCCTCGAGACCAGGGTGAACCCATCGACCAGTGCCTTTGTGTTTGGAACTTGCAATCCTGAAAGTCATTACACTCTTCTTGATATGCTCTTTACCTTGCTTGTCTTTCACCGCTGATTGGTAGACTCTCACTCCCTGTAGAAATGGAATCCCAGTAGGACCTTGACGGACTTGTCCTATTGGACCTTTACCCATCCCAGGCCCTTCGGCTGTCTTGAGTGGGGTTTTCATGATATCAAAGCTGTGGAGTAGTCCAGTTTTAGGTTTACCACCCGGACCAGTCTCGATCTTCCCGTAGGGGATCTTCCGTCTTTTCATTTCAGCCTTAATGGTACTAGTGAGATCCTTGCCAGCTTGCGTTTGCTGAGTTTCACCTTTCTTATGTTCAAATGGAACTACAAGGTATCGGCTGCCATCCTTAGCCATCTTTGCCTTAGGTGACTTAAGCAAGAACTCGAGCATATCCATATTAGGTTTCATACCCTCTTCAATGAACATGGCGGTACGGTCCAAACCGATCACCCAAGTATCATTGTCTACCTGTTGGAAGTTCAGAGCATCGACGTACTTCTGGCGAGTGGAATGGAGCTTAGATTGGACTTCCTCAAGGATGTGAGCATGCGTTTGAGTGGCTAGGTCCCTAGCTGCATCTGCCATAGCTCGATTAACTGCTGGGCGGAAGTCTTTGACCAACTCTACTATTGGACCAATATCTAGGTTGATATAGATCATACATTCCTAGAGCTGGTAGGAGTACCATCTTTTGGATCCATTACCATGTTCGCTCGGACTTGACGCCATTTGGTTTTACCAGTAGCTGGATCTTCAACTTTGATACGTCCAGCCTTATGAGCTGCATCTGGACCTGCATCGATTTGTGAACCAACAGGAAGGATGGTTTCGTGACGACCTGTCTTACCAGGTTCAAGAGCAGCCTTTTGGACTTGACTACCATACTTCACCCAGGCTTGATGGTTTCTCAAAGCATTCTTCATGGTATCAAACAATGCAGCGCCTCGAACCTGATCCCAAGTAATGTGACCATGGTCCGTAAGAATGCCCATTGGATCCTTGTAATCGATTTTCTGTTGATTCACGTCCGTGTTTGGATATGCCCACATGGATGCCTGAGGCTGACCTTGATGCATCAGATGGACTCGCATTAGGTTGTCATACTCCCCAGGGGAATGTGTAACATGAATACCAAACCCCATTTCTTGTCCCTGACCAGGGGCTAAATAATGGCTATAGTCGTAGACGTTGTTTCCTTTCCCAATCCCCTTGGCTGCCAGTTTAGGCTCCTCAACATTTGGTACTGACCCAGCCGCTGCTCGTTGCCGAGCTTGTGGTTCTTCAGGAGTCGGTAGGGATAGAACCTTAGTCTTAGCTCGGAACTTCTTTCCAGAGCCTTGCGGAGGATTGAGGTTAATAACATCACCCTTCTCGAGTTCTGACTTTTGAACTTCTTGCTGAGGCGCCTGGCCTGGAGAGAAGATTTCCCGAGCCATACCAATCATAGATTGGACGAGCCCTGTCAAAGACTGGTATAGATCTGGATTAGAAGCCTTGATTTGCTCAAGCTCTTGCCCATGGCCTTTAATGGCTTGTAGAACCTTCACCACGCCCTCACGAAGCTTTTCTTTAGCTTGTGGGTCTCCTGATTGGGGTTGATTTTGATCTTGTTGTTCTTGGGCTTGAGCGGCCTGGTGGAAGAGGTTCTCATAGTCAATTTGTTGGCCATCAGGACCTGGTACCGGTGGGGCAGCTTGAATAGCATTCTGGAGGGCTTCAACCTCAGAATGTTCTCCACCCATAGAAGGAGTTGCCGGAGTCTCAGGATGGTCCTGGCTAGGTCCCTGCATGCCAGCATGGGCTCCTTGGAACTTAGAGTCAGCCTTTTTAATACCCGTGCTGGGATCCAGATATTCGTCTACAACCTTTTGAGACTCGGTTTTACCATCATCTTCAACTTCAGCCAGGATCTCATCGCAGTCTTCGGTGTAGAGCTGGATGCGATCTCCACCTTGCAATTTTGCTGCCAAGAGAGCTTTATCGGCCTCTGACAGCTTCACACCTACGCCTACGCTTACAGTAGAACCCACAGCGGTCTTGTATTCTTCCCGGATTTTTGGTAGCTCGTCGAGATGGTCGGCTTCAATCTCCATTCGCCCTTCATCTCCACCAAGAGAGATGATGAGCCCACCATGGGATTCAGCCCAAGACTTCCAGATCTCGTTGCCACGGTCGATACTCTGATGAAGCTTGCGGACTTCTTCAGGTTTATCAGCCCTAGCCATACGACCAAGCATACGACCAAGGTGGTCGGCATCAAAACTTACGTAAACCTTCATAACGGGAAGATTGTGCCCCTTGACATCAACTCTGGAGGTATTGGAAACTTCGGTCACTCTTTGGAGCTTATATGCAAGGATTCGTAGTATCACCCAACCATACACATAGAATCTTCCACCCCAAGAACTTGGCCTCCTTGGTCAAAAAGACCATCAAGAGGATTGGAACCTTACCCAAGAGCTTGAAGTTCAACGCTATTGCAGGATCTGGACACTCTGGGATCATCCTTGGGTCTATCATTAGCCACAGGCTTAAGATGCCCATCTTGGCTGTCCGCAAGAAAGGAGAATCAGCCCACGATGACTACAAGGCCAACGGCTTTATGTTCCCGGATGAGACACGCTACCTCATCATTGATGACCTGATCGCCTCTGGGGATACAATCCACCGGATCGTCGAGAGCATCCAGAAAACCCACAAAAAGGCCGCAGAGTCTCTCGAAGTAGGGAAGATCGCCCCGGCTGGAATATTACTTTACGATAGCTGGGGTGGTCCAAAAGGTAGGATTCAGGAATTCGAGTTCGGTCCTTTGCCAGTCTACACTGTAGACATCAATCCTACCTGTTGACATCGGTTCCAAAAGGGTCTAAAAGGCTTCGCACCATGGCCCGCAAGCCAAAAAAGACTCCGACCGTCATCGACCCCAATAAAATCAAGGTCCGAGACCGCCTCTTGACCCGACTGATACTTGGTGCTACAAAGGGAGGACCGCAACAAGACAGGCGGAAAGAGGCCAATAAGAAGGCCTGTAGGACAAAGACGCATGAAGATCAGTAGTACCGTTACCAAGGCCAAAGTTGATTTCATTAGGTCGCTTGTGAAAGCGAATCCTGAGGTCAAGATCGAGGACATCCAGAACCAGCTCAAAGAGCGATTTCAAACTAAGATGAATCGTCGCAAGCTGTACCAAGTTCGCAACGAAGCTCAGAAAGAGTTCTACCAGGAGGTAGCACATGCAGAGCAGGAAGCAGAATCCCAAGGAGCGCAGCAACAAACCGCGTGACCCGAGGGCCGAGAACCTCACTACCTTGATGGAAATCAAGGCATTGAAGGTGACCTTGGCCGCCAAGGAGAAGGCCATTGCCCAGTTGACGGCTCAATTGAAAGCCGCCAATGAGGAGCTAGCCAAGCTCAAGACACCAATCCCTCAACCCCCCATCTTCGACCTCCAGACCCCCGATTTTCATCTCGAGGGAATCAATCCTGAAAAGAAGTAGGGGCCACACCTGCCCCGTCCAGGTTAAGCCGGCGCTAGAAGCTCATGAGTGCAACGGCAGACGGGATTTTTCCTTTTGGAGTATAAGTAGTTGGAATCACCGTATTTGATCATTGTAGGGGAAGCTGGGAGTGGGAAAGACACTGTTGCTGGCTTCTTGGAAAAGAACCATGGCTACCAAGCCATCGCTCAGGCGGATCCCATGAAGAGATTTGCCAAGGAAGTATTCGGATTCACCGAACACCAGCTCTGGGGACCTTCTGAGGCCCGAAATGCTGAAGACCCACGCTTTAACGTGAAAATCGTAGGAAATGCCTGGGGGCCTGCTCGTAAAGTCCTTGAAGACCAACGCAGGGTTGTAAACTGCCTCCCCGAAGTCTTCAATCTCGCTCCGGAGGAATACTTCAGAAAGCTTAAAAACTGGTTTAATACACTTGAAACCTACTTTTATGAACTTGGGTTGACGCTCACCCCTCGAGCCATGCTCCAAACCTTTGGTACGGAATTTGGCCGGGATTGGGACCTGGACCTCTGGAGTCATATCACCATTAAGGCGGCTAAACTCTTGGTTCGTGGTGGATACACCTACAATCGTACAGTGGGCTTGGTGCGTAGCACTCACCCCGGCTATGCCCATGTAGTCATTACCGATGGGCGGTTCCGCAACGAGGTCTTAAATGTCCTTGAAGTTGGAGGGAAGGCACTCAAGCTCACAAATCCCGTGGACGAGAGTGCTGGAGTAGAGAAGGCTGGTCTCAAAGGTCATCGTAGCGAGGCTGAGCAAAAAGGCATACCAGACGATTGGTACACTTTCAAGCTGGTCAACGACAAAACCTTAGGACTTGACTCCCTTGAAGAACGTGTTAAAGGTCTAGCTACACCTCTACTCCAAATCACCTGGGGATACTAATGAAAAAGACCACAAAAGGCTTCAACATCTCAAACGATACACCGGAACTCCACACTAAGTTGATGTGGTACAACTTCTCCGTTGAAGAGCGTGGATTGGAGCCATGGTACAGGATCACACACTCTTCCATTGGAACCTCCATCGAAGTCAAGTTGACACCCGACCAAGAAAAGGCTATCTACGAGTACCTCAAGGAGAAACACAATGATAAGCAGGATTCAGGAAGAGCTTCTCCCACCCCTCCCCCAGGACCTCAAGACAGCCCTTAAGGAGCTGCGCTACTGGCAAAAGCAAGTCATCCTTGCAAGAGCCAGGGAAGTCAAGCTGATTGAAAAGCGAGAACTTGAGATTCGGGCAGATGCCTCCGTCAAGTCTCTGCGGAATGAGAACGTCCAGCTTCGGCAGCAGGTTCGGAACCTGCAATTCAGAATCGAAAGGGTTCTAGGGCAGTCTAGTTAATGAAAAAGCTTCGTATTCTCATCGACCTGGATGGTATCGTGTGTGACACGTATCCATACTGGTTAGATCACATCTTCTTCCACACTGGCATACGAGCTGGTGTGGAAGACCTCACCCAATGGGACATCTCAAAGTGTCCTCCATTGACCAACGTTCCCGCCGAGGTTATCAATTCCAGGCTTCAGGATCCGGGATTCTATCTAGGTATCAAACCCATCCTAGGAGCCCAAGAGTACATCAAGCGCCTCCATGATGAAGGTCACGAGATCTACTTTGTGACGGCACGCCATGGGGACACCTCAATGCCCGAGACCATCCAATGGATGGCCATTCACTTTCCTTGGATCATCACCGACAAGCAGGTGAATTTCGTGTACGACAAACATATCATCCGTGGAGATGTGTTGATCGACGATAAAGCTCAGACTCTCATACGTTATGGAGAAGAGTATCCATTTGCCACACTAATGGCTATTGAGTACCCCTATAACCGACATACAGCCGAGGAAGGTGTCCTTTTGGTACCTCGAGACCGGCTGGCCTGGGAAAGGTTGTATAAGCACATTACGGAACTAGCAGGGCTTGACACTTCATCTCAGTGAGACCTATGATACGGGTCATGATCGACAACATCATTTGTGCAGTGAAGTTGGTTGTCTTCTTCCCTGTTCTGGTTTTCGCCATGGTACATGAGGCGCTTACATGAAGGCCTGCTTCGCCGGTAGCTTCAACCCTTTCCATGGCGGTCACTTTGCCGTCATCGAGAAGGCCTGTAAGCTATTCGAAGAAGTCCATGTGGTAGTAGCCATCAACCCAGAGAAGCCTCGTAGCCAGCATGAAGATGCTCGTGTTGAGTACATCAAGGGCTGGACCAAGGAATGGTTCCCAACCTGATCGTGACCAAATACAAGGGACTCGTGGTTGATTACTGCTGGGACAATGGCATTACGTATCTGGTCCGAGGTCTCCGTAATGGATACGACCTCGAGTACGAATCCAAAATCCAAGATTGGAATGAGGCCGCAGCGCCACACATCCAGACCGTTTACTTTCTGGCACCACCAGAGCTGAGAGGTATCTCATCCACCAAGCTACGCCAAGGAGGGGGTAATGTCGGATAAGCTAAAGAAGCCACTTACCGAGCGACAAAAGCGTGCAATGGCTTCTCTTCGGAAGCTATCTAAGCTATTCGACTTCCCACCTTGTGAGTTCTGTGGACGTATAGTCCTTATCGGTGTGTGTTGCCAAAAACGCCTTGACAAAGCTAAAGCTGAGCGGCTGAAAACCGCAAAGGAAAATGGCGATCATTCCTGTGATTGTGAGGGACCAGATGCACCTCACTGCCACCGTTGTGGGTCTTGCGATGGTACTCCTGCATCTGCTATGCGAGGTAAACATGTTCGGATGGCTTAAAAGGCTTTTTCATAAGCAAAAAGATTCCACCAAATGGCATCTGTTCTTCCTTAGAGGGGATACAGGTGCAAAAATAGACCTCGGAGTTTTGACTAGCTCCCCTGAAGAGGCCCTAGATGAGGCCCGAGATCGCATGGTCTATTGGGTATTCACCTCCAATACACGAGAAGCCGTATTGGGAAATATAGGTATCGAACCGATAGATCAAAAGTAGTGTGGTGCCGCTCTGTTAGCTCAGTCGGTAGAGCATCCGTCTAGCTCAGTCGGAAGGTCACGGGTTCGATCCCCGTACAGGGCATAAAAGGAGAAGTACAAATGAGTTGGTCAATCGATAACCTAGACAATGATGTAGAAATCTCCCCAGAGCTGGAGAAGAAGATTCTAAAGGCAGCCAAAAAACATGGCTCCGAGGAACTGGTGGAAGTGGACGGCGGCTATTTAGTCTTCAATTCAGACCATTGTGAGCATATGGACTACATTGGTGGAGAGGCCAGTGATTGGATTGTGGACCTGCTCAAAAAGGCCAAAGTGAAGGGGCGTATTACCTTTCGGGATACAGAAAGTTGCAACCCTCCCGCTTACTGGGGCCACGAGTTCGATGGCAAAGGTGGGTATGTCCAACTTACGGGTACCGAACAGATCACCTGGAAGCAAGTGGAAGACAAGTAAGCCGTATGGAATATGACCGTAGGCGCCTCCTGAATTTGCTCATCCGGCTATCCCTCAAACGAGGAGAGATAGTACTCTCCTCAGGCAAGGAGTCGGACTTCTACATTGACTGCAAGAAAACCACGCTTACCGCTGAGGGACATTACCTCATTGGCAGGCTATTCCTCGATGCCATTAAAGAGCATGCCCCACTAGCTGAGGGAGTAGGCGGTTTGACACTAGGAGCTGATCCCATTGCATCTGCTGTGAGCCTAACAAGTTATTTGCTTGATGAAGAGCCTATTTCTGCTTTTATCATTCGTAAAGAGCCTAAAAGGCATGGTACCGAGCAATGGATAGAAGGTCGCTCACCCTTCTTGCCGGACGGGACTCTAGTAGTAATAGTCGAAGATGTGGTGACTACCGGAGCTTCAATACTTAAAGCTATTGAACGAGCAGAGGCTGAAGGACTGAAGGTAGTGCATACATTTGTGCTGGTGGACCGACTAGAAGGTGGACGTGAGACCATTGAATCTAAGGGTTACGGTTTCACCGCACTTTACACCAAGAAAGACTTCGTATAGAGTACCTATATATAAGGAGAAGTACCAGTGACAGACGAACAGAAGTTGGCTTTGAAAGCGAAGTTGTCCCTCAGTATCATCGGCCTCGTGGCTGAGTTCTGTATGACCGAAGATGTGGAAATCTACACCCCGGAAGGTCATGAGATCGTCAGGCTGGGTATTCAAAGTGCCCTTGATACGATGCCTAATCTGGAGAGAATAGAGGCCCTAATAAAGGCTTCATTTCCTCAGGACCCACCTAACCCCGACATCAACTAAGGAGTACCACAATGGCAGATGATACGCAGAACCCCGAAGTCTTTGAAGAAGAGGGCGAAGACTGGCCCCCTGAGCATAAGGAGCTGGGATTTAAGATCATTGGGCTCGTCCAGAACTGGGCAGATCACTTCAATCATTCTCTGGATGTAAAGGAGAATCGAATGGACGTAAAAGAGCTTCTGTACCAGCTCGCTGATTCTCTTCCCGAAGACGATCAGGCCTGGGAAGATGCAAAGCCCACCTTGGAACCTCCTACTGGTGAGACTCCGCCCTCAACCGGTGAGTTGCTGAACTGATATGTCCGAATTCGCCGCAATCCTGATTACAACCCCCGATACCCTCGGGGGTACTCTACGGTTCGCCGGAACAAGGATTTCGGTTGAAACGGTTGTTGCTCTAATTAAGAAGGGCATCTCATTGGAGGAGCTGAAGAAGGACTACTTCCCTCATCTCTCCGAAGATGCCCTCCAGGTAGCCAAGCTACTTGCTGAATTCAAGGAGACCAAACGGTCATGAAAGCCAACATTGTTGGTTTTTCTCGTTGTGAGGGTAATCATGAAGCCCTTGAATTCAAGGAATTCACCCGCCCTCCAGTAGTGAAGGGCGAAGTATATAAGTACTGGGTTCTTTGCCCTCTTCTACAAGAGCCAATCCTCATGAGCGCAGAGTCCATACATACAGCAGATGAGCTGGTCTTCGATCTCCAAGCCTTAGAGGGTAACGAGATTGCTTGGTTCAAAAAAATGGGCAAGAAACTGGGCGTTGACCCAGCTACCTTGCCCAACATGAGATGGAGCGAATTCAATCAGCTTGCAGCCAAGAATGGCCTCAAGCCGGTGATCCAGCAGCCTAAAAAGACTGTTAGAACGAAAAAGCCGAAGCGGACGGGGCCACAAAAGCCCGAAGCACAACGTACAGGTCGCCAACGACCGCAGAAGCGAAGGGCAAAGTCCCAGCAGTAACCACAGCTCCGAACTGCGCATTACCAGCAGTAGCCGGGACGTGGATTACCAAGTCACCAACAAGCAGCGCCCCAAAATCTGTGGTGGCGCTTGTGTGCGCAGCCACGATTGCAGCCGGGGTAGGCCAAGCATCTTGCGATGCTGAGGCAGAGCCATTGTTCACAGCAGAAGCCAGCTCATTGCCGGCATCCTGCTTCGTCAGGGCTACACACATACGGAAAACGGTATCGTTAGAAAGAGCCATTTGAATCAAATCTCCTCAAGAAGATGACTTCTAGATTAAGTCTCTTCTTGAGGAGATTTAGGTTTGCTCTTAGAAGGTAACGACTTCGACCTTACCTTCAGGGGTCTCATCCCTAAGAATCACGGTCTTCAGAAGCTTATCCGACCAGTTTGGAACTCCATTGAGGACCTTATTTTCGATCTCCTCGGGAGTCAACTTCATATGGTCTGGTACTGGGGCGCCAACAGCGCTGTACCAGCTCTTTGGCTGGGGAAGCTGGAAGACTCGTGGTTCCTTAGCATACTTGACAGTCTGTAGGTAGAACCCACCCTTCGGGTCATGCTTACCGACCCTAAAGGTAGTTCTAAAAACGTAAAGCCGTTGGGCCTCCGCTCGGAGGTGGAAAAGCTTCCAGTGGTTGAATGTAGACTCATAGCCTGACTTGTGAGTCTGGGCCTTGAGAGCCCGGATATCAGCCTCCACACGCTTCAACTCTGCGAGGTACTTCTCTTTATCAATGACAACTTGTCTCATATTTTGTCTCCTTATTTTACAAGAGGAAAGCCGGACATAAGCTTCTTCAGGATCGTATCACGGACCATCGGCCGAATGCCAATTGCCATGAGTTGATTGTTGTAGGGGGCCCATGGCTCCCTAATTGCTGTATGTGGGATATCTAACGACAAAAGCCGCTCTTCGAGGTCGAGTAATTCGGCCTCTGAAGCGGCTTCAAGGGCCACAGCGTGGGTGTTAGTAGGCAGATCGCCTGGGGAACTTTCGCCTGCGGCGTGAATGAGCTGCGCAAACCGCACGCCTAAAGGTAAGTCCTTCCTTATCACACAATAATGATGGAGGATCAAACCATTCTCCGCAGTCGAGGCAGCCGTACTGCTCTCCTCTGCGGGTGGTATTGGTTGACTGACACTGGATACACTTCTGCTGATCACTGGACATTGCTGTCCCTCCTGAGTAGGAAATTTAGTGATCAGTTGTGTGTGCGGGCCTTGGTTACCGCCGCTGTTGCTCGTAGCTCATATTGTGTAGATTACCACCGGTTAAGGTGCTTTGCAACAGGTCTGCTTGGAAGGTGCGTTTACAAACTTACAAATCGGGCAGACCCATCCGTATGTAACTTGAGTATACGTAAATTGTGGAACCTGGGGTGTAGGATGACCTAGACAACCCATACCGGTCCCACTACATTCACATCCAGGCCAAAACCACTTGGTTGAATTTGGAATTACTTGAAGCATTACGGAGTCTTAACGTCAGGAACGATTGTAAGAAGCTTGTCAAGAGCTTCAGAATCGGTAAGGTCAGTCTTGGAATCGTCCACCACATCGGCCTTGTCCTGAGCACTGTAAACTGCGTTAGCAGACATATTCGAACGGTAAGAACCAATAGCCCGAGACACTGCGCTAAAGCCCTTCCTTGTGGAGACTGCGTTGGCGTTATAGGTAAGGGCCTGATTAGGAAGGAATCCGAGTGCTCCACCGGAGACGATGGCGTCTTGACCAGCAGCCAGGAAGACAAACTCCCAGGAGTACTTCTCACGTTGGTGCTTGATCATATCCTGGATCCGTGCATGGTTGAATTCACGGCTGGCATTTTCGAAACCATCCGTCTGAACCACGAACACCACCTTACCAGGGCGGTCAGCTTCAGGGGTAGCCGCAAGCTTAGCTCCGACCTCAGTGATAGTCCGGCCAATGGCATCCAAGAGGGCCGTAGAGCCTCTAGGCTCGAAATCAGCCTGGGTCAGGGGCTTGGTGTCCCGGAGGTTGGTAAAGTACTTGGCATACTCGTATTGGTCGTCAAACTGAACGAAGTGAAGAGTGACATCACCAGGAAGAGCCTTTTGGCCTTCCAGGAAGGTATTCAAACCTGCGACAGTGGATTCCCTAAGGGCTTGCATGGAGCCAGAACGGTCCAGAACTACAGCGATAAGGGTTTTATTAGTATTGGGCATTGATTTTCTCCTTGTGAGAGTGTTATGAGATGTGCTCCACCCAAGGAGGCACACCGTGTCGATTCAAGAATCCCCATTCTACACCCATCCAGAGCTGTTCCTCAAGGAGGGGCAAAGAGTGCGTGCAAAGATTCGGGTCTACGACCTTCCAGGCAATCCTGACCCGGGGCCAATAGCGGCTGAGCCAGGTGAGGAAGGAGTGGTGGTTTTCGTAGAAAAGGGGTTTTGGCCTACGGTCACATTTGACCGAACAGGTTGGTCAACCTGCGTTACAGATGCAGAGGTCGAGGCCATTTAAAGATTAGGGGCGAGTACCTATGCCCGGCCTAGAGCCGGGGGTTCAAGGTAGGAGCCCAGGCTTGCGTCTGGGGTAGCCCTTATTTACATCGGAGCTGGGCCAGCAGCTTTTGACATCTCAGGAGGGTCTTCAGACTTCTTCTCTGGCTCAGTTGGTGGTTTCTTAGGCTTGGCAACCCTTTTGCTAGCAAGAGACTTCTTTTTGGCCTTAGCAGAAAGGTGGGCTTGCATTTCTCTTTCTTCGGCTGCGGCTCGGCCCTCTCTACGGGCTTTGATACTTTGATAGGCCGCTTCTATTCCAGCGTGTAAACTGGCAATGCTTGCGGCCCTTGCCTTTTCGGCTGGTCCAGCAATCTGCGTACCCTTTGTACCAGGAGGGAAAACTCCGGGAGCTGGTAGCGGAGGGGTGTACTTAGTAGCAGATTGAGAGCCTATTGCACCTGCAATTGTAGCCGGTTGCCCGAGGTCCTGGGCTGGGGAAACCCGATCTTTAGGGAATGGAACTACGTTACCCTTCTGCATTGGTACGGGAGAGGCAGACGAGGCAGTAATCCCACTAGGAATATTAGGACCACCGAAATCCTTCTTCATTTTAGATTTTGACTTACTGAGCATTTCGCTCTTAGCGACACTATGCTGTCCATCGCCTTCACTCTGGAGAAGGAATGCATCTCCACGGTGTGGCTTGAACTTATAGAACTTGTCTTGCTTCTCAGCCAGAGCTTGAACATCAGTTGGCACTGCCCCTACAGGATCGTGTCCTAGAGCTTTTAGGTGGAGCTGATACATGAGACCATGCTTGTGGGCTTCATCATGACTTCCAGCACCTTGAGCAGCTTTTAGACCTGCCAAGTGGAATGCAGCGGCCTCACGGTGCTTGTCCTTCTTGTACTCGTGGTGGGCTCGGTGTTCAGCGTCTTCTCGAGTCATCCGGTGTTTGAATTCATAGGTAGCAGCTCGCTGTTCGAGATCGTGTTTATCTTCAGATTGGATAATCCTACGTCCATTCCAATGCGGAATAGATTTTAAGGCTTCTTTACTCATTTGATCACCTACTAATGGAAGTCCTATTGGCTTACCTGTGAAAGTATGTTTATGTGTTTCGTGAAGTATCTTATCTTTATCGTTAGGTGACATCATCTCCATACCTCAATTTATATCCACCAGTATGGCTGCGCCACCCTTTCAAAACCTTATATACATTACCAATATGTAAGCCTAAAGTTCTACAAACTTCACTAATACTCTCGTAAACAGTTCCATTTTGATCAATAACAGGTCTCTTTTTATGTGCAATGGACAGTTTCTTTCTGGTGACGGTAGACATTGCACCCTTCTTCTTTCCTTTACGAATGGCAGACATTTTCGCAAACAATTCGGGAGATCGCACCTTGCCTTTATTAGAAGATCCTATCTTAGCTCTAGTCTCAATAGAGACTTTACGACCCATAGTGCCCTCTCCTCCATCTGTTAGATTTGTAAGTGGGCACCCCATTTTCCGAAAATAAGCTATCCAGAAAATTTCAGCATCACATAAAATTTCAGGTTCAGTGAACTCCTGCAATATAACTGCATTGGGTACTAGATTTTGAGCTTTAAGACTACTAAGCCAATGGGTTCTATAATTATGCGCCGGATCAACTAGATGCTCATTTAGCCTTTTGGCGAGCTTATTTTTAGTTTTACCTACATATCTAAGCTGCCCATCTCGAGGATCAACTAATCCATATATCAAGAATCGATTCATCAGCGCCTCCGAAAAGTCTTCATTAATGCCTTGATTGCGTCTGGATCCATACCAGGCTTGAACTCAAGCACATAACCATCTTTGTAGGCTGTAGTTTTGATATTTTTAGAAAGGTCAGCAAAGCAAATACAGCCCTTAAACTTGTGATTCTGAAACTGTTGACCGCCACAAATCTGGCAGCTCTTCTCAGACTCTGATTTGCCTACTGAGAAACTCGGTGGTTTTTGCTGCTTGGGTTGTTTTTGTGGTGGTGTTGGAGCTTCTGGACCTTGTTGAGCTTGAGGCTTTTGAGATTGCCCAGGTAGTTCGACCTTACCAAATTGAGGATTCGCTCTATTACCTTCCCATAAGGCTCGGCCCATTGCTGTTTGAGTGTGACTTGGCAGTATTTTCTTACCCGTTAGTTTTTCGGCATAAGCATATATGGCACTAGCCAGCCCTTTGCGACGGTGATGAGGTACCACGTCTACTCCATCAGGGATTAGGTTACCTCCATAATGGCTAAACCAGGCCTTACCAGCATGGCTTCCATCAGGAGCTGAAGCTACAACCTGTGTTACGAAGTCTCCATTGCCTAAGTCACGATGTTGGTGACTTATCTGATACCCAGCACTCGGATCAAGAACCTTTTTGCTAAGCTGAGGAATGAAGAAACCCTTATAACGATTTTGATGCCAATCTGCGATAGTGCCAGCATCCTTAAGGGAACTGATACCATGCTGAACTTGAGAACCAGTTCGAGTATGTACCACCGAATACGGTCGATCCGGCGCACCAGAGTGCTCAACATGATAACCTCCATGGGTAGTCATCCTTTGGGGTTTTAAAGCACCAGGAGACTTTAGTTCATGCATTAGAACTTGAGCCTTGGTAAGGGTATCAATCGACTTACCTAGTTTGACAAGTACAGTATCCCTTACTTCTGCATCTAGCCTTTGGGGTTCTAGGCCTAAGGCCATAGCTACGCCGGCTGCTATGTGGTAAATCGAGGCTTTCTCGAAGCTATATACACCATCAGTTAGACCGATACTTCCAGAAAAGCCTTCCTCAGACTTTTGGAATTGAACGTAGGAGTTTTCGATACCAGGAATTGGACCTTCATATTCGTGTTCAATAGTAAAGCTAAGCCATCCCACGATAGTACGTGGAATGAGAATGTCGGCAAGCTGGGGCTCACGCTCAACGGCTTTCTTTAGAGCTTTAGCTCCATCCAAGCCTAAGGCTGCGGCTAAGAATTGTTGTCCCAAATCTGCCATAGATCAACTCCACCCCTAAGATTACTTTGGGCCAAAGCCCCCATCATCTGGAGCATTAGTCTGTCTAGGACTTCTAGGATCACGAGCCATATCATCCTGGCTCTCATTGAGATAAAGGAACTCGCGGTTAAGTAGTGCTTGTTGGGGCATCTGAATTAGACGCCTTTCATCGCCAGTAAAGCTTTCAATCTGAGCGACACGGATTTCATGGAGCAATCGAGCACAGTACCAAAACGGTCGATACCAATAACGAACGCTGATAATAGCACCACGACCTGTTTCAAGATCGTTCATAGGTCTACGACCACAATCCTGCTTCCACACGATTGCGCCCTTAATGACATCAAAGTCCTGACCCTCTTTGTAAGTGTCACCCCTTGAGTCTACCAGACGCTGAACGCCAATAGCGGGAAAGTTCAACCTATCGACGCCAGTTTCATTGCAACGGGCAAGCTGCCATGTAAGGACCAAAATGGCTTCTTCCTCAAGGAAGAAACGATCAAAGGCAGCAACATAGAAAGGCTTAGGATCGCAATTAACACAACTGGGATCTTGATCATAATACCGAGGAAAGGTAGTAGTAAAACTAGCTCCATGGACAAATCCAACATCCTGGAGGTGTGGTTGATTCCCATTACCAAGCAATGTAGCCGTGATTATACCTGCTCGCTCATAAAGGAAACCATTGGAACAACCAGCGTGATCTTCATGCGGTCTACGGTTATCGTCCAGGTCGGTCATTCCAACCGGACACCTGGTAGCCGTGTAATGGACTAGCCGAACCCCTTGGCTTCGAATAGCAAGGTCGAAAGCATCAGGATCGACTGAGATCCTAACGTTCGGGATATCTGTGATGATATCCTCAATTGCGGTTGTGCCACGTCTATTACTCATTACTTTAATCTGCTTCTGAGCGGCTGCTGGTTTCAGCCTGGATTTGACGCATATCGTCGGTGATTTTCTCGTACTTCGGCAGGACCATCTGGAATGAATCAGGAGTTACATGGTCTGCCTTTGAGAGATCGGACCAAACAATTTCGGGCTCATGTTTACCTGCAATAAAACGAGCAACAGCCCGATGAGGTCCAGTGCCAAGAGTCTCAAAACTCGCACCTTTTCGCATAACCAGAACGTGAAGACCACCTTTAGTGCGTAGGTGATACACGGGCTGGCCACGCAAGTCCCCGACCTTTTTAGGTTTCTCGTCAATCTGCCTGGAATCTATATTCATAGCGATTCTCCTGGGTTAAAGATTAGGGGCCAGGGACTTGACAAGTTTAGAACGCCAAGAGATATTCCAATTTTCCAAAGGAGTACCGCAATGTCCCATTTCAGTGTCTTAGTAATTGGTGAGAACGTTGATGAGCAGATGGCTCCATATCAAGAGAACAATATGGGGCTTGGTCTCAAGGAGGCCAAGGACCTGGTGGAAGCGTTCCAGGGAACCATACCCCAACCTACTTCAGCGAGCAGAAGTTTGAGACCGTCCACAAGGACGATGACCGGGGCGAAGACGATTATCAAGTCTTGAGCCAAAGCCTGTTGACTGCCGCCGACATATTATCGGCAGTCAACAGGCTTTTTACTTTGGCTAGGCGTTCTACGCTTGGCTTTGGATCTATGCCGTAACGTGTCAAGATCTGTTCGAGATCATCGGCGTGTAAACGATTGACCCATTCTTTTAGCTCGTCATCCAAGTTCCGACTAATCATAGGCATGGCCTTTAAACGACCCTCAGCATCTAGTTCCTTCCAAGAAGAAGCTTGCCAAGCCCGTAAGTAATAGGGTATAAAGCTATTTGGATCGCTGGCTGGATCAAAATCCGAGCCAGCAAAAGCAGATCCATGATCAATTAGAGCCACGTGAAAATTATCCTTAGCTGGTCCAACCATTAGG